CTCAACCAAGCATTCTGCATAAATATCATCGTAATAACTTTTGATCATCGACTTAATTTGATCAAAGGTTTTATTCATAAGCGAGTATCCGCCGATCTTTGCCGTTATCTTGTAGCTCACTGGGTCGTTGTTGTTGCCGTCAATTACTCTACTGAGGCATTGACTAAGGCTTGGCAGTCTGCACGCCGCACGAAGGAACTCAGAGACGCTAGGGTTCCAGTCTGACAGCATCGCGAAAGCGTCAACACCTCGGCGTAATTGTTTATTGCTAAGTCCTGATAGCTTTTGAGACCATACAAGCTTACCAACTTCCATTGCATCCGCTCCCGTAAAGTTCGAGCGCCACCGAGCGCCATAGATTGCGTTCATTTCTAAAAAAAACTGATCTGTTTTAGCACTAGAAAGCCTCGGAAGGGTCGTAAGAGTTTCTAGCGTCGGCAACGATTCGCTCACCGGCTTGTTGACTTGGGGAAGTAAATCTTGAACCTTGGTTATTTTTTGCATAGTTGTTCCCGTTGTTTATGTATTCAGGTTTGACAGTCTGCCATTGCTCGTTGTCCAGTCTGTCCATGGCTTGATCAAGTGTTTGGAATAAGCCCTGATCAATGCAGGTCTGAAAGTTGTTAATTACAAGTTTGATTTTCTTATCGGTGTTGGCTGGTTTCTTAATATCCGCTCGATGCTTTACGATTCTTTTAATCAAAGCCAAGTCAACACAAAGCGCCTCAGCAAGCGCAGCGTGTTTATCTTTTATTAGTTCTTTCTTCTCTTCTCTTCTCTTCTCTTCTCTAGCTAACGGCTTCGCTAACTCTTCAGGCGTTAGTTCAGCGTTAGCGCTTGCGTTAGTATTGGCGTCAGTTGCTTTCAGCTCTTTCTCTTCAGCATCACGTAAAGCCTTTAGCTTAGCCACTCTTCGCGCTGTATTGGCTCTTTTCTTAGCGCTGGCACCATTGTGGTTATCAAAGTTTGGTATCGTCAGCGTTTCGCCCTCTTCGCGCATCCAGTCGACCGATATCATACAATTAACGAAACCGGTAACGCCAACAGACCTATCCAGTAACAATTTGCTAACGCTCGGAGCGTTACCTTCTTCGCTATGAGAGTCGAACCACGACCACACTCTAATGAGCTTTCCAACAACCGCGTCAGGGTCTATAGAAAGGTCGTGAGCCATCTGTAATATCTCAGGCTTGTCAGGCGTTGAGGTCTCTACTTTTAACCAGTCGCCAGCCATTATGATTTCACCAGTCTGTATTCGCCCACTTTCTTGCGCTTACCGTTTCGCATGATATATTTATCTAGCGTCTCAATCGTTAGCTCTGGATTACTGACGCGCAGTTGATGACGCAATTGGTATATCACGTCAGGAATCTTATTGACCCCGTATAGGGCGCACGTCGTGTTGTCAGTGCCTATAATATCGCCTCGCTTGAGGTCGGCCAGTACCATTGAATTAGCGCTCATGACGGGCCTCCAGTTCACGCTTAAAGCGCTGTATGTCGGCAAGCGTTAGAGTGTCACCAGCAGTATTTACTGAAAGTCCGGCCCCGCTAGGCTTGGCCTCGCTATTATAAATTACAATAGTCCCATCGCGGAAGTCTGACGCGATCACATTGCCGACATGCTTAACAAGCAATGCCTCGAGGTCTTCTAGGAATTCTTTCATGATTTACCCCCTGACTCACGCTTAAATCGCTTAAAGTCCCATGGGGTCAAGTTGAAGCCGTTAGTTTTTACCGAGTGATAGAAATCGCAAACGATGATTTTCTTGCCTTCAATGTGAATGAAAAGGTCGAGCTCATTCATTAGAGCTTCAAGCTTATCTAGCTTTTCTTGGAATTCTTTCATAGTACCTCGAAGAAGCCGCGATTAGTGGCGTTTAACCCCGAAGGGGTCAACTCATAAGTTTCAGTAAATATAATTCTCGATATTAGTCCTCGATAAATCATTGCTTTCGCAGTATTTTTTGGAATTGACGATATTGGCACTGGCCCGTCGATTAATATCTTAAGGTGTTTTATTACTCCTTTAGGTAGCTTCATTTCTTTTTCTCCAATACTAAAAAATAACTATGGAACTTTCTGGCGTGCTTTTGATTTGAATGGTTGTGTCCAATTATCCTATTCTTTGCATTTAGAATAAATATATCCTTGCAATAGAACCCTAGTTTTTCAGCCTCATTTATTATGTGGATATGCGACCACCACTGCTTTCCACTGCTAACCGTGTCCTGGCACTTGAATATCAGTACCCCTTTGTCCTTTAGCACTCTGTGAAACTCCACAAGGCACCTGTCGTACCACTCCCAAACGTCCGCCATATACCTAAATCCGTGAAATCTTTCGCCAATTATGCCGGTCGGCTTTTGTTTAGTGTAGCCAGCTAAAAATGGAGGATCGAACATTATTGATCGTATGACTCCACTGTCAATGGCAGGCAGGCTCGCAGCATCGGCCTTCTCAATACTTGAATCCATAGGGTATAAGTCAGATTTAATTCGCGGCTGATTAATCATAGGGTGATCGTAAAACTTACCCTTTGAATAAGTTGGATCTAACCATATCTGACCATCAGTGATGTGTAGGGCTATTATATTTCTAATTATTTCATGCTGGTCGTAACTAGTAGTTTTAATCATGTGATTATCCTATTTAGCGGAATCCTTTCGGCTTTCTAGGAATTCCAAGTTTAAATTGACCCAAGTTTAGTAAATGGAGCTGGTGGCAACTTGGAACCGGACACAGGAGCTACCCATATCTTTTACCAGCGGTGTTATTGTAATACGGTCATTCGTTTTGATCAAGGGTTATTTAGTCGGTCCCCAATCATCAGGCATGAGCTTTTGCAGCTTATCTACAGCGCAGGCCAAAGTCATGATATCCGGCTTGTATCTCTTTCCGTTTAAGTCTTTAGAGCCATAGCCGTTCAAAGTCATTTCAAGGTCTTCTCGCAAAGCCTCGACCATTGCTGTAGCTAAAAGCTCCCAGTTTATTTTATCGCTCATACTTACCTCTTATTGTTTATGTTATTAGTTAGCTTGATCTACTTCGAGCAATCCCGCACCCTTGGCGCAATCGTCGCAATACGGCAAGCCTTCGTCATCTAGAGTATTGTCCTCTTCACAATTACCCGTGGGCTCATCACATTTACAGCAAATCTCCAGGGTGCCAGGATAGTTTGCGCTATTCCAAGATTCATGCTCACATTGAGTCAATGATTGTCTTCTTCCGTTTGGCCATGTGTTACTCATTATTTAATCCTCGCTTATCGTTTTCGTTAGCTATCAGTTTGCTTTAAATCTCTACGCCAATTGTTTGGAACGTTCGGATTATCAACATGGTTCTTTGCTATTCCAATACCGAAGCCAAGAATAATCAAAGTTACCGACCAGTCCCAATTTGAATGCTCATAAAGATTTCTAACAAAATAGAATTGTGTTCTAAGGAATACTCCAAATTCAGGGCAGTTTTTAATTTTCAATATCTTTGGAAAGAAAAGTTCAACCGTGTACCTGCCGAAGAAAAACGATACCCTGTCAATCTGAACGTCTACCTTGTTATTTAAAATCGTGTATGTTTTCATTTTGTAACCTTAATATTTTCGTTAGCCCTTAGCACAAGCTCGTACAAGCATATGCAATCATAAGGGTTGGCCTCGTTATGGCTTGATTTAGTTATTGCCATTACTGGCAATTCAATCTCTTTTAGCCACTCGCTCAAGTGTGACTTATTTCCAAACTCGCGTTTCAATAACTCTAGGTCTAACCGCAAGTCCTGAGCGAATCTAGGATCTCGATTAGAGATGACCCCCATCCAGTCAGACCGTTCCAATTGCAATATTCGCAAAACAAATAATTTGCCGATGCTTGGCTAATTTCTTCATCAGTTAGGTTCTCCCCAAGATCCGCGAGAATGTGTGGTGGTATTTTTTCAATGTTCATTTTGTTGCCTCTGTTGGTTGTTGTATTGTTCGGTAAATGTAATTAATCCTGGCTGAAGATACGGGGAATGTATCTTTTCGCTCACACCATTCCATTATTATCAAGACGCCCTCGTCGGGCAGGTATCGAATGAAGCAGAAGTGTCGATGCCATTCTTTGATTCTGTCTTTTTTGTGTCGTGCGCACTCCCATTTTAGCCTCATGTTATTGCGTTACAATTGGTCGTCGTGAGAATAGGCAAGATTTCTTAATTCCTCGGCTTTCTCTTGAAAGTATTTATCTTGATATTCAATGCCGCCGCCATATTCCTGTTTGTGGAGCTCGTTAGCTGCTTTCATGCCTTCAATTTCAGCTTGTACAGCCAAAACCATTGCCAATCTTCTTACGTCTGCGCTTTCCATGTTTAATCCTCTTATTGGTTATCTGCGCGCTCTATTCTTCGGCGCATACTGTAATTCGGAATCAGCGCCAAATTCATACCGCAGGCGTTGCATAGTCTTATCTCTTCGTCTATCTGTAGTTGTGAGCTGTAGCCACTTCGGTCGTACTCTTGACCGGTTTTTAGGTTTACGATTTTGTATCTTGCGTTAGCCATGATTTAATCTCTCGTTTATTGTGTTAATTATTTCCCATCGGTGCCAAGGATATCCAGAAGCTACAGTCTTGATTTTGCCCGAGAGCTCCAGTTTTGATATAATCGCTCTAAGCTTAGGGCTTTCTGCCATAGCCCAAGTGCTTAGCTTTGGGTCTCTCAATAGAGCGCTCAATACAGACCCTTCAGTTAGCTTTGATTTTGGTATGTCTGCGGCTGATCCGCTAAAGCTATCTATAAATGCTTTCACGCGCAGTTGTGCCGATCTGCAATGTCAGCAACTCTCGCATCGGTTTCAATCCAGTGCTTAGGATCGGCACATGCATCAAAAGGGTCTGGCCCCACTTGAAACCAATAAACTACTTGACAGCAAAGACAATCTTTGGCCGTCCTCTTTGTTGGCGATTTAAGCAGCTTGTCTAAATCACTCTAGTCAACGTAACCACCGGTCATATCATCGGCGGGGGCAATAGACCACAAGTAACAATGATCTTTATATGCTTGTTCGTATGTCATTTCATTTCTCTCTTATTGTTTTGGTATCTATCTGCATACTCTTGGCAATACACCATGTGACCGAGCGGCGTTATAGCCCAGCCTAAAACTTCAATCAATGGAAAATCCCTTAATGATTTTCTATCTTTATAGCAATAATTAAGGCCCTCTAGTCGAGTAAATATCTCTTCTTTTGACTGAACCAGTTCGGCTATACAATCGGCATAAAATAATCTGCCGAGCGCTTTAAATTCTCTCTTATTCATTGTTAATATCTCTCTAACTGTATATCGATAAACCACATAACCAGTACGGCTAGTGGCATGTATAGTGGGTTGGGTGGGGCTATCATTTGCTTTATAGCCCCGTAGTACATGCTGCCCTGGTGTTAATGATAGTGGCTATCACGCCTTGCCCTTAATGTCGCGCGGCAATGGGAACTCTCGACCGTCCATTTTACTGTCATACCACTCCTGAACCTTTTCAGGTGATTCGGGCCAATCTTCGTCATATCCCGCGATGGAATTATTTAGCCACTCTTTAGCGCCCTCAGAATTTCCACTATCTGAAAGGGTTATTGAGCTGACAATACATAGTATTAGCTTGTCGACCATGTAGGCGTTCTGCCTAGCTATTAGCGTCACCCGCTCAAGCTTGGTTAAATCTGCAACTCTTACATCTTTACTCATTTTATTGCTCCGTTGTTAGGGTTATTATTCGTTAACGATTTCTACGCCGCCATTGATATAGTTACATGACCAGTCATCCCAGTATCCGTCCATTAGCTTTTCTCTTTCTTCGTCTGTTTTGCACTCACTCCATTCGGTTTCGCAAATATCAATAATGTCTTCTCGCTTAGCATTTGCAAAACCGATGCTTAAAGTTACTTTTAATTTTGGCATGTTATTTACTCCGTTGTTAAAAAATGCCCGCCTTCAATTTCTATCCAGCGGGCCAAATTCCCGCATTTGCGGGACGAGAGGAGAATTAATTCTCAGGAGGCCAATAGTCCGGCCTAAGCTGTTCTTTTGTGAGATTGATGCCTTCATGTGCGTCGATCTGTAGCGCCCTCTTAGTGCCCACCTTAAGCTTTCCAGAGGCCCATTTCTGAACCGCGCCTTGTGTGCAGTCACCAAGCATGTTGGCAAATTCTGTTTGAGTGATGCCGTTTTCTTCTAAATATTTCTTTATCATTCGATTATTCTATTCCTGTTTGTATTAATTGTAAAGTACATATGATATTATAAATACTCATTAAAAGCATTAATATTTTTGGAGAAACACATGAAAGCATATTTAACATTTATTATTCACTTGATAGGGACGGGCATTGTTAACCAATTTTTTTTCATTGAGCCGCTAAGCATGGAGGGCGTATTGATTTTTTCTTTTGCTTCGACTTGGTGTCTGTCAAAGCATCCTGAATGGTAAGCTCGTTTTAATTATTATTAAAAACTAATTTGGAGAGCATTATGACAGTAACGATGGCAATGATTCAGGCGGCAATTAAATCAGCAGTAGAAGACAAAATACTGCCGTCACATGAGCTGGATTTCGACACCTTAATACACTACAGGATGCATTACAGGGAAAGCGTAAAGCGAATGATAGAAGCGGCCCTTGATAAAGAAGGGCAAGAAATATAAAAACTATTTAACCCTTGCATTAATAAATAGATTGGGTATTATGTATTACATCAAGTCAACTACAGCAGCGAGAAACGAACATGCAACTAACAACGATTGAGCAGTTAAAAGAAGTTAAGCCGCTAGATACGCTATTTCTAATAAACGCATTCAGCAATACAAGTCAAGGCGATGTAAATATAAGCGCATTTAATGTCCTTGAGGTGAAGTCTGATAGATTCAATGGTAGGGGCATTGTAGGCAGCGAGTCGGATCTAATCGGCAGTGGATCAGACTCAAAGTTTTTTGGTGATTTGTTGAACCAAGGCCATTACGTTTACACCGACGCGCTGGAAGCTAGCGAAAAATTAAAAGAGGTTCGCGACGGACTGCATGAGGTCGAAGTTAAAAAGCATCATGACCAGCTTGAGGCATGGTTTTATTAAACAAATTCAAGTCAACCACAGCGGAGAAGCAGCATGATTACTACAGCAGAACAAAAAAAGCTTACAGAGCTTAAGGCTAAACTGGCGAAGGCGGCTTCTCTTGAATATTGGCACCTAGTAAGGCGAATAGAGCGTCAAATAGAAGCGATTAAGAACAAATAACACAACGGAGAAAAGAACATGAAAGATTACGAAATGACACAAGAACATCTAGACGTGCTGATGGATTCAATGAAAGCAGTGCCATTGATTGCGATTAATTGTGGAATGCCTAGAAGTCAGCAAGAAAATGCAAATGCGGCATGGCAGAGATTAGGCGATGAAATGGGCTTTAAGCATATGACAGTAAGGCCGAACGGAAAAGGCGATAGGTTCTTTTCAGCGGAGCCAGTAAAAGCAGACTAAATAAATTCAAGTCCCCAAGGTCACCTAGCACGGTACAAAACTGCACGGGTAGGGTTGGAGCAGATGGTAAGAAGCACTGCTAATATAAATGCTTTATGATATTAAATAACAGAATTGGAGATAATCATGAAAAGTAAGATTAAGCGCCGCAAGTCAGAGAAGAAAGAACTGCCGTTCCCTAAATTAATGGAAAGCAATCAAAATGAGGGCCTTGTAGTATTATTTACCAGCCAAAATGTCGGAGTTGCTGTAGCACAGGGTGATCAGGGGTTTCATGTGATCGGACATACATCTAATTCATGGAACATGTTTTCCTTTGGCGACTACGACGGAAAAGTAATTCTAAAAAACTAAGCCAAAATCAAATAAAAACTAGAGGTAACTATGAAGCGCTGACGAAGAACACATAACACAAAGCTTACAATCAACTAAGAAGTGATTAGATTGGCTAAACAGATAAGCCAGAAGCCAAGATATCTGAAACCAAGAGGAAAGCATATGCGCCCAACGACGTAGAAATACGACACATTTACGGGCTACATTTAGACAAATAAAAAGATGTGAGCGGGATTGTTTAAGTCTCGCTCACTTCGAAACTAGATTTTTAAATTGATTAGCGGTGTTGTAGAACATAGAAACACAAGACTAGAAATAAGCCGCAAATGAGCGCGGGGGAGAAGAAGATTAAATTCTGCTTACTAAATCAACGCTTCTAGGTTCGTGCGTTGAGGTTTCCTTAGAGTCAGGAATGGGTAGTTGAAAAACGAAACTCGAAAAGACGCGCTAGAGTAATGACTAGCCTAATCAATTTAACAATTTAAAAGCGAGATTTATCATGAGCAAATATATAATACCTGTTCACATACAAACATCGGCAAGCACGGTAATAGGTGAGGTGGAATGCGACTCACTTGCTGATTTTAACGTGAAGGCGGAAGAGCTTTGGGAGAGCAAGGGCTACGATTACCCCTCAACAAATATTCATAACGACTTCGATCTTTGTGATTGGGAGCTGTCGGAAATGAGTGAAGATGATTTAATCTACTACGAAGTGGTTTAGGTTATTTTAATAAAATAGATAAGTATTAGCAGTTAACAACAAAGAGAGGAGGTGATCATGTTTGACTAATTAACCGAAGTAACACAATTTAACCCGTTCGCTACCCTCACCCGAAGCACCTTAAGGGGTAGCGGATTTAAAAGAGGTTTATTTGATTAATGTCGATAAGTGTCGCCTAACGCGAGAAATGCGGTTATGAATTAGGGCTTCATTCGACATTATTCAAATACATTTTAACCGAGATGAGAATTATATGAAACCAAGCCAACTAGACCATATCGAAATGTCAGCAAAGGCCATTGAGCTTTTAGCAGACAAATACGCCGATGGATATCATGAGTTATTTGCCGACATAGTGCATGGGCATGAAGAAACGTTTCTTCGATTTCTGGCCATCATGTCATCGTATAGAATTGCCAATCAAGACATGTCAAACGCTGGCCACGCGACGAATAAAATAGGCTGCTTGGAGTTGTGCCAAAAGCTAGAAGAAGAGCTTAGGCCTGATCTTAAAGACTTAATTGACGAAATGCTATTGAAAAAAACTGGAGAATGAAATGTTAAAAGGTAAAGTTTACGCACCAAGAAAGAAGTCTCGCGCTTATCCAGACACGCAAGATCAGATTGATTTTAAGTCCGCGAAGAAGCGCCAGGCTAGAAGGTTATTTATGGCGCGAATTAAGGCAAGCAAAAACGAAATTATTATAGCTTGCGTTTTAGTTGCAGCATTAACGTTTGCATATTACATGCATTAACAAATAACCCCGCTTAGCCAAATTCTTTTACTTAACAGCTTATGGAGCGATTAGTAGAGCATTTAAATTTTTGTTTAGCAACAACGGCTAAGCGGGATTTTTTACAGGAGAAATATTATGACCGAACAACACAAGACACATTACAGAAAGGTATTCAAAAGCGATCATTTAGGCTCTGCGGATCTTGAGGATATGATTGAGTCTGGCAACTCGTTAATATTCACAATCGCGCACGTTAAGCAGGAATACGGCGCTAAAGTAGCAGGCAAGACAATTGACGCAAACATTGCATATTTCAAAGAGTCGATCAAGCCAATGGTTTTAAACTCGATCAACTCGAAAGCTCTTAAAAAGTTATCTGGCGGCTCCTCATTTGTTGATGATTGGAATAATATAACAGTTCAACTCTACATCGATCCAAACGTCAAAATGAAAGGCGAGATTGTTGATGGCGTAAGAATTAATCACAACCCGCCGCGAGCAGAGAAAATTGTTTTAACGCCTGAAAGTGGTGAGCGATGGGATCGAGCTATCACAGCATACAAGCGCGACAATAACTTAGACTCTGTACTTCAACACTGTTCAATATCTAAAGCCAATCAAGATCTTATTGCGGAGCAAGCAGGTGCTTAAATTCCACGACATAAGTCAAAATGACGATGAGTGGTATCAGATGCGCGGCGGCAGACTTACTAGCTCAATGCTTGCCAAGGTTATGGCTAACGATGGAAAGGCGTTTGGCGACCCCGCAAAGAGATACGCTCAACAGATAGCAGTAGAGCAGATTACAGGAAAGGCAACCGAGGGCGGCTATCATGATGCGGCAATGCAGCGAGGGCACGATGAAGAGCCGCTATGTAGGGCTCTGTATGAGTTCGAAACGTTCTCTAAGGTCACTAACGGTGGGTTCTTTTGCAATGAGCGCATAGGTTGCAGCCCTGACGGATTAGTAAGCAATGACGGCGTTGTAGAGTTCAAATCTGCAATAGCCTCGATTCACTACGAGCGCCTAAGAAAGCAGACTTTTGACAGCGGTTACAAATGGCAGTTAATCGGAAACGTAAAATTCACAAGTCGCGACTGGATTGATTTTGGCAGCTACTGCTCCGAGTTTCCAGAAGGCAAGCGGCTTTATGTTCATAGATTATGGGCCGATGACTACAAAAGTGAGTTTGTCAGAATTGATGAGCGGACAGAGCAGTTTTTCGAACTCGTCGAGGCGACTAAAAAGAACATAGAATCACTCCCTTACATTAACCAACTAACAACAAAGGCGGGATAGAATTATGAGTATTGCAGACGATATTGTAGCAGGAGAAATTTGTAGTTTTTGCATGATGCCTCATGATAATGTTGCTGGGTATCCGTGCCTATGCATTGAGTGTTATGACCCAGAAGACAAAGAGCACAACCCCTTGCACCCTGATTTTGAAGAACCATCAATCAACAATAAAAAAAAGAGGTAACAACATGGCAACTATACAAATAAACGAGCAGTACCGGCTTCGCTCAGATTCGCGGCAATGGATCTTTGAGAAGATAACCAATTCTAAAAACGATAAGGGTGAAGTGATTTACACGCCGCTACGGTTCCATACATCGCTTGGCACGGCCATTAAATCTGCGCACGGATACTTTCTAAGGGCTTCGGATGCTGAGGACGTGACGGACTTAATATACGAGTCAAACCGTATCATAGATGAGTTAAGTAGAGCTTTCACGCCATACGCTGGAATTAAATAGACCAAACACGCCCACCAGGTAAGCGTAAGAATCTTAGTCGAGGTGGCGGCTAAGTTGATGGAGAATAATTATGAAAACACCGAATAAATTAACAATCACTATAACCGCCGATGGTTATCAAACAATATTAACCGACTCAGATGGAAATGAAATATGGCAGCAATCAAATAAAATGGATTCTGCCGGCATGAGCTCTGTAGAAAGCGGCCCCGATATTTTCGACTGCAAGTGTCTGGAGGATATGGGTTACGACGACCTTCAGTGTGCCATTGATGAACTTAGTTTTGGCCCGTTCGGTGTAGCTGCATCACTATATGATTTGAAGGGCGAGTAATTATGATTAAACTGCCTAAGCATATTTCAGAATGCGGCATGTACGGCAAAGGACACCTAGACGGCCAAAAGTATCAAGCGGAATTAAATCCTTGGATTTCGGTTAATGGCTACGAAGAAATGCCAATTGGCCTATGGCTTGTTAAAATTGATGGAAATGACCCAATGGTTGCCAATATCCATGAAAAGCTTTCTTTTATCGGCGGTCGCTTTACATGGGATCACAAGCCTGTTACGCACTATAAAGACATTGGATTAAACGATTAATAGCAATAATGGGTTTACTTCATGCTGTAATATCTATACTATTACAGCATGAAGTTTAACCCGAGAGGATAGTATGAATAAGTATAGAGCGTGGGATGGTGAGAAGATGGTAGTAGATGGCGACCGATGGTATCCACGTGGAGAGTCGAGACACGGAAGAATCCCTTATGAAGTGCAAATATCAAGCATTGGCATTCATTACACCAAGCTTTTTGACCTCGGTCAGAAGTCCGTTAATATAGACGGGGTTGATTATTACAGTAACCAAGATGGTGATGGTGATGCGGTGCATTCCGAGGGTCTAGAGCTAATGCAATACATAGGCATAAACGACATGAACGGAGTTGGGATTTGTGAGGGGGATATTGCAAGTCACGCCAAAGAGTCAAACATGACCAGTAGATGCACCATGATTGGATGCGATGAAATTGTTTGGTGCAACATATATTGCAGATTTAAACTTTCAGGCGCTGCCTCAGGGATGGGGCTTGTTTACAAGTCCTATGAGATTCTAGGAAACATATACGAAAACCCTGAGCTGCTAAGCGCGGCCACTGCAAACGAATAGGAGTATGAGATGAGTGATTACAAAAAGTTAGTAGAGGACGGCCAGAGACCAGAGATGTGTAAACGCTGCCCATTCCGCAGAGACATTAGGCCGTTTTTGACAGAAGGTAGATATGAAGAGCTTGCGGATAATGCAAGCAACCCATATTCAAGCTTTCCTTGCCATAAAACAACCTCTAGTGATGGCGAGGGTAATAGGCTCTGTACTGAAAAAACATTAACCTGCGCGGGTCATACAATTATGCAGAGCGAGGTTAACGATAACCCCTTGCCCGACGGAATGAAAAGTGACTCAAATGTTTTCGAATATTACGAAATGATTGACGCTCATGAGTGCTGGGACGGTGCCTAGTGAGTGATAAACAAATAGAGCGAATTAAGACCGCGCTTAGTGATGGTAGTTGCGAGAGCGTGACAATAATGAATGTAGATGAGCCGCATGAAGAGTGCGCAACAACGATCAAAAACAATGACATGCATTTGTTTAATCGAGGTGAAAGCTGGCTTGGTGAGGCTGACGCTGAGGTAAGAATATTTTCAGTGAAATACAACCGTCGCACCTATGCTGATCTTGAGGCTGGCGATATTGTTGATACGCCAGACGGTGAAGCGAGAATAAGAAGCGTTATTGGTGTCGATCAAAATCTGTTTGAAGTGATTCATTTGATGCCGTTTTATTTTGGATGCTATCAGCGCCACGAATTAATTTTACTGGAGAAACGAAATGACTGATCAATGTAAAGGTTGCACACTTAGAGGCGACATAAAGGAGTGTGAGGCTGTTGAATGCTCGAATCATGACAACTGGTATGTAGTGGAATTAAAAAAACAGATTGCGATTATAAAAGATGAGAATAATGTCCTGTTGAGTGTTATTCGTCACCAAGATAGAGTAATTGAGAAACTTGAGGAAAATGATTGTGAGTGAAAAAACATATTCAATGCCAGTGAACGCAATTGAAACATTAAAAGCCCTGCGTGATCGCGCCACGGTTAACAGGGGTGACTACCTCGGGATTGCTAGAGATCAAGACGCCTCGCGGTGTGGATCCTCTGGTGATGTCACTAGAGGTCTAGCCCTTGAGTGTGATGAAGAAATTACGGCCCTAACCGAGGCAATACAGGCGATTGATAAGGTATCGGCGATTCGAGAGCGGGTAGAAGAATTAAGGCCTTATGATTACTACAAGAGATATGATTCTGTGTCGATCGAGATAACCGAGTCAATTAAATCTGATTTGATCGCCTTCATGGAATCGCTATATAAGGTGGAGTCATGAGTGGCGGTAAGTTTGGAAACGATAAATTTGATGTTAACGATAAATTTAAACGAGAGGGAGTCATAAGCGAATCAAGAAACGACATAATAGACGAAGCCATCGAAAAAATACGAGACTGCGAGCTTGTAGAGCCAAACGTTAAGCGAATACGTCTTCATGAGGCTATCGGCGCATTGCTTGAATTAAAGGTTCCTGCGGCAGTTGTAGGGGAGTTTGTAGAGCCGAATATAGATCCTTTATTTATTATTGACACTATAAATAGCGAGATTAAACATCTGTCGATACCGCCAGTGCCTATTGATGATCCAGGCATGCTAGCAGAAGAGACTGATGGCATAAACCTACCGTCAGAGACAACGTTCGAAAAAGTCAACGGATGGATTCATGGTGCAGATGTTCATTTCGAGGAAGTGCAAGCACTTTGCCTCGGCATGGCTACAGAGCTAGACACTTTAAGAGAAAGGCTTAAATGTTCGGACAAAGAAATTAAGAGGCTAGAGATAGACAATAAAGACTGGGCCGATGAATTTCAAGTATAAAACACTAAACTAATAGGATAAATGAATTATGACGCTAGATTATTTTAAACAAGTAGTGAGCCATCTAGAAACCGAGTTCGGATGCAAAGGTAACAAAGAAATACTAGACGGCCCGTATCCCATGAGAATTAACGGGCAAACTGATATCGTCGTAATTGAAGGCGACAGTATCAGCGTGAATAACATAAGGCTAAAGCGGCCATTACTAAACAAGGTGAAATGATTATGACAATTGAAAGCAATAAATTCGAGCCTTGGCTAATGCACGGAGACTGCTTGATTGAAAGCGATAAAATAGAAAGCGGTAGTGTTGATTTAATATTGACCGACTTGCCTTATGGCAATATGAATACAGACGGCGGCAGAAAGCTCGGCATTAACGGTTGGGATTTAGCAATAGATCCCAAAAAGGTTTATGAGATTGCAAACCGTATTTTAAGAAAAAACGGCAAGATGATTTTATTTAGCCAAGAGCCCTACACAACTAAATTAATAACGGAAGCAATGCCGAACATGCCATTTAATTACAGGGCTACGTGGGAAAAAGATAACTTTGCAAACGCTTTAGGGGCTAAAGTCAATATGGTTTCTTTTACTGAGGATGTCTTAATATTTAGTAAAAGCGAAGATATAACCATCAATCCAATAAAGGAATATACTAATAAAATTAGAGCTTTTATAAATAAAAAGAATTATGATATTTATGATGACTTTGAAGGTGCTGGGCTTAAAAAGTACGCTGTTTTAGATACTTTTAATAGCGATAAAGCAAGGAGATATAATTTTCATACTCTAGAAACTTATAATAATTTAATAGAATTGTATGGGATTGATAAAATGCAAGACTTCATGGATTATCAAGATGCTTTTAAGATTTATACAGATTTTGAAGATGCAACATTAAGCACTTTTAATCTCTGGGAGGGGAAAAAGTACAAAAGCAATATCCTGAAGTATAAAAAGGATTACACGGGACACCACCCAACACAAAAGCCTGTGCTGCTTTTAGAGGACTTAGTGCAGACGTTTAGCAATGCGGACGATGTAGTTGTTGACCTAACAATGGGAAGCGGCTCAACTGGTCGAGCTTGCAAAAACGTGAACCGCAGATTCATCGGCATTGAGAAAGAAAAAGATTACTTTGAAATAGCAAAGAAGCGAATCAGCGAATAAAACCAACTAACCGCCCATAGGGCATACTAAACAAGGTGAAATAATTATGAATGTAGGTGAGTGGGTATTATTTTCTGATTTGGATTTAAGAGGCAACAAGCTGCCTCAATGCGAGATTGCCTTTGATGGCGGGGATATGCGGGTTTACTATTCACAATCCGAAGATGAAAACGGCTTTGAAGCTGCTTGTGTTGAGTTTGCGTCCTGTGCGGCGGGAGGCGATCACTGGCTATGCCCGCAATTAAGAGTGCAGGTAACGTTCAGAGCCATAGCCAGATTCGATGGTGTGAGGCATCTCCACTTCAATCACTACTCTAACGATGAGGATAATAAAGGGTATTTATACTATCCTTCAATCAAAGGTCTCCGCAAGGCGCTAAGTGCGCTAGAAAAGCTTGAAAAAAAATATTGCCGTGAAATTTGAAGATAGAAACTAACCGCCCATAGGGCATAGAGGAATCATGAAAATAACAATTGAAATCAAAAACCCGAGCGACAAGAAAGATATCTACTGGCTCTTTCATCGATTGCAGGAAATTAACGAGGGTACCGGAATATTGCTAACAGCAAAGCATAACAGCGGTGAAAAAAATGAGCACTACTTCGATGGCGATGGCGGACAGAGAATTAATGTTACTATAATCGATTAACCGCCCATGGGGTTGGAGTGATTTATGAGTGAAGAAATTAGAAAACAAAATCAATTCGCTGAGGATGCTTGCATGGCATTCGCTGAACTTGCCCGACGATGTGAGAAGATCGATCTATCTCTAAATCTATTTTCTGAGGCTGTGGCGCGAATGCATTTTAAGAATTCAAGATACGACAAATTAAAGAATAGGATTTAATGCCATGAAATTCATAGAAGAAATTGCGCGAGACGTGTCAAAAGCGTTTGCAGATCCTGCGCTGATTAAACTTTACTTAATAGTAATTGCCATCATGCTTTACGCGATTCTAATGTACTACTACACGCCATACGGCATTATATTTACGCTAATAGTGTTGATGCTTGAAATTTCACGCAAGCCAAATAATCCAATGGGTCCAGGCGAATTATGAAAACATTAAACGATATGAATGAGAAGATTGAAGAGTCAATTAATAAACTATGGAGTCTTATAGTTGACCTCAGGTATTTAATTCTTGCGGCGGCAGTCATAGGCTCAGTAATGGCAATGATTGCAACTTCGCCATAAATTAATAATTTCGAAATAGGTGAATTATGGATCACAGAATCACAATCGGCGGCGCTTCTGAAGTTGAAAAGCAAATACTAAAACCAAAGTACACCGATAAAGGCGGCGGCATTCATGACGCCAGAGAAATGAACATTGCAGTAACGAAAGACTTTTTAAAAAACCCTAAGCAATATCTAACAGATCGAGGAAAGGACAAGATGGAAACTCAAACTAAAATGACTGACAAGCTATTCGAATCTCACGTTACCGCTGTCAATACGGGTATAAACCAACTTATATCAGCAGAGAAGAAATTCGATGATGCGTCTAAGTCTGTATCTCAAAGCGTAAGAAAGAACACTGAGAGCTTAAAGCAGGGGCTGGAGCGAATACAGAAGCAAGCAGACTTTAATAGCCTAGAGCGCTATGTATCGCTGCTTGAGCGGGCCTCTGTTGCAATAGAGTCGCTGGCCAAAATTCACGATAGCGGTAAACTTGAGAAGATTGGCAACGCACTTAAGTAATAATTTCCGGTGCCGACGTTGATGTTGGCACCAGAATTATTTACTCAGCAACAACCCAAACAATATTACTCCGCTCTGGACGCTGCGTTATCTTTCCGGCGTTATCGCGCGGTGACCACTTTGAGTTGCGTGTATTGGTCGCGGCCAGTATTCCGATAATGTGGCCTTTTCTAATCCACGGGTAATAGCTCCAGCCCTTTCCTCGGCCCTTTTTACCTGCAACGCTGTACTCCCAGTTACATATCCATAGCTCACCGCTTACAGGATCCATGCTTATTATTGAATCGGAGCCATCGATGTATTTACCATGCTCGAACAACTTAGATTTCCAAACACCTTCTTTGCTGTGCGTTAGCCAATAACGCTTTTTGGCTACTCGTGCATTAGCGGCTATGGCGGTCTCTGGAAAGTTAAGCGGGTTTGTCGATCCCTTGTAGACCTTTGCCTTGCTGAGGTCAACTGAGGCGGGTTTAAGTAGGTGCTTATCCTTTGGCGGTGCGGTTGCTGGGGTTTGCACTAAAGTCTCTACAGCGCCCCTAGCAATCCTGTCGGCTAAGATATCAATACCGTGTTGGACTTTGGAATACATGACGCCCATATTAGTGTCAGAATACCCGAGTCTCAATAGTTGCGGCTGAGCGTCAGATCCAGCCCTTAGTGATCCATTGGTTAGTCTTTGCTCGGCATTCAAAGCCCTAGCCCTAGCCATTATTGCCGCGGTAAAAGTGGCATCCCATGCAGCTAGTTTGCCACGGTTGCGCTCAATAAACGCCTGCGTGTCTTTATAGCCCGCCGGTAGGTTTTTGCTAAAATGCGGGTAGTAGTAATTAGTAACCTCATGCATTTTACTCTCGCCTAAAAGTCTCGGCACCACCTCTGCCGCTTCTTCTAAGCCGTCCATATGCTTTCCATTGCTAGTGCCACGTAGAAGCCCATAGAACGTTATATTATTGGCATGAGCGCCGTTCTGTAGCGACCACTGTAGATCATGCGCGGCGGCTCCGTAGACTAAATCAAGCGGACCCTGCTTCGATCTTTCAATAATCGCTAGTGCGCCCTCGGATTTTATAGCCCTGTATTCATGGTGTCCTTGGTAGACCGGTATATTAAGAGCAAGCAATTGAATCATTTTAGTGGTCGGCCGCTTGTCTAGCCCGTCCTCAGAAACCGTGACCACGATAAACGCTGGCTTAGTGCCTCGCTCCGATACTTCCATAGCGATAGTGTAAAGAAGATCAGGCCCGCCGTTAACTTCTGTGCCTTCAGTTGTCGCCGGAATGCATTCGTCGACGAAAGCCCACTCGCCAACGGGCAAATCAGCTATGGCGCCAAGCTCCAGATTAGCCGGCTCTGCGTTTTTATTCTTGCGCTTTCTGCGTTTGCTTAGGTGCAAGTGTACGCCGCCGCCAATCAATGCCAGTGCAGCCAATCCGTATATAATCCACATTATTTATAAAACTCCCACCATTCTTTACTCAATTTAACTTCTGTTTTTTCGATTCGCTTAATGTCCTTATACAGAACATCGCGCTCTATAAGGCATACCCCAGTGACTGATTGAAACTGCTTTTCAAAGCTTAGAATTAATGGGAATACCGGATCGCCGCGGTCATCTAGCAACCGATACTTCTTTGGTAGCCGCGGGAAATCAAGCTTGGAGGGCGCTAGCGATGGAGACAAGTCCTGCTTAATCGCCGTCTTGCAGCCGGTCAGCCCAATCATGCCAAGCGTCAGTGCCAGCGTAACTATTAGATTTTTCTTGCTCATTGCGTGCCTCGTTTAATTTCTCTACTTTGTCAGCGCCCGACGCCTGAACTACCGCGGCCTGCCTAGCCAGCTCTCTATTCTCTGATTTAAGTTGCCAGTATTGATAGCACAGGAATAGTGTTCCGGCAAATATCAATAGCGCTACTGGATTGAATTTACCGCCAGTTGTGAATAGAGATATAAAAAGCTGTCCAAGAGATATCATTCTTTGTCAGCAATCTTAGCGACCGAGGCGAACACGCCAAACCCGCCGAATGCGTAGCCGATGGCCTTTATTACTTCCGCTAGATCTTTCATGTCGTCGCCGATAAGGGCCAAAATTATCACTGTTGCAAATAGGCCGAATAGTGAGATCATGCGCTTCCAGCCACTTGCGAACCTGTTAAATGATACTAAAATGCTTTTTGCTTGTTCTGGTTTCATGATTATTTAACTCCGTTATGCTCTAGTGAATAGTGATTGCCGTCATTGAATCGACCGCCCCATGTGCCGCCTATTGACTCCCAATAAATGCCTAGCGGCTCGTGATCGTCGGTTTCGGTTAGAAACCGGCCATTTTTGAATAAGTTTAGATCGATAGCGAGACGGTTTAAATGATTGCTGTTTGGGTGCCCATTATCAGCCTTGTTAGCCGCTACTGAGGCGTAGCCCCTGCCCATAGTTAGCTCGTAGCCTAAGTGGTCGGCGTGGCGTATAAGGTCGGCCAGCATCCACATGAAAGCGCTTTGTTTTTCTCTTAATTTCATAGCTTGCCCTAAATCAATTTTTCTATTAATCTATCAACCTTAGCGTCTAAGACAGTAAACCTTGCGTCCACTAGGTTCCTAAGAAGATCTTCCCTCTCAGTAACCAATCCCTGCAAGGCGTCGATTTTGTCGTCTTGTTTGCTTGATCTTTTTTCTTGCTTTTCAAACCGCTCATCTTGTTCAACATTTTTCGCGTGTTGATTTTTAACACTTTCGGTATGCTTGCCCCAAATTGAAGCTATGGCAAGTAGCGGCAAAACTAGAGACGTAAATATCACGATTGCTAGCTGTATGTAATTTATCACTTTGACTTACTCATTAAAATCTTCCTAATCGTTTTGATAAACATACTTAAATTATACCCTGCTACGTGAAAAAATAAATTCATCAGCGCGAATCCTGAAATTAGTAATGCGATCATTAATCCGTCCGGATCTACCATTTGCATATCCCTCAATAATCAGTAAATTCTCAAGCATTAAAAATATAACCGAGCTGAGCCATAACCACGTAAAACCAACAACCCCCGCAGCATAAAGCATTACGAAAGGGAGCCTAATCATTAATATGAATCCTATGGCATAGCACAGCTCGCTTGACTCAATATCTAGCATCCCGCCGTCGCCACTTCTAAGCGAGATGACACAAACACCAAACGCGACGATTAAGGATACCCCCATCAGTAGAAAGCTTCCGCATTTCGATGAAAGAATAGCGGACGGCATCACAATTATTAACGCCGCCGCAATGCGAAAATTCCTACCCCTCCAAACACATAACCCAATAGACACCACGGTTAGCGCCATAAGAAAATATTCAATCGCCGCGTAAATCATGTTAAGGCTTAATCACAACGCCAATGCCAATATATTTAAATATCGCATTGGTCACATCACCATAACCTTTGGCCTTGATTCGCTGTGATAGTATTTCGTGGATAATAACTTCTTTCTCATACACTAAGCCCTTTAGCTCATACAGCATCGACTTAACGCCGCAGGCTTCCATGCTATTTGTTGGCGTTCCGTCTGCGTTCATATCAATGACGGACTGATCCATGCAGCTAATAGCCTTATCGATAAATAATCCAAAGAACCATACCGCCTTGGCCAGCATATACCCCGTCATTATTTGACTGTATAGGGGCTTTTTACCGCCGCCCGTCCAAGTCATATCATTTAGCCTTTGCTTGGCTTCGCCTTCTGGTATGTCTATGTAATCTGTCATAATATTTTATGTGTTAAAAAACCGCAGTTAAGCGGCTTTTTGTTTTGGTTTATTTGTTGGTTTAAAGTAATCCTAATATGAGGTTATTTGTAACAATAATAGCATTCAGGTTTATAAACTTAGCTTTAACATATGGGTGATCGCTCAAGGACATATCATGCTCCCTGTCGAACCTCACTATAACTGTTTGGTCGCTGGTTCCAATCTTGTCAATATTCCAGAAGGCATCCGCGCCGTTAACGTCTTCTCTAGTTTGAACATACTGAAGTAGTTTTGCATCGTTTTGAGGATATCCGGTCTCGCCCGACCAAGTATTATAGTCGCCCATGAAAACGAAAGGTATCTGCACCGAAGATAAGAAAATATCCATCGACTCAGTGTTTAATTCATCGGTTAGCGGAAAATGGCAATTATAATAATTCACGCCACTAACTAAGACATGCACACATTGCCGTTTGTCAGCAATGTCAATAGGCTGCAAGCAATCGTAGTCAATGCCAGTTTTAATCAGAATGACAGTGTGCGCCAACGAATAATCAATCTCACTAACACATGCCGAGTAATTCTCAATAGCTAGAATGTAATCAAGCTGCTCACCACTTTCCACCTCTTGGAGCGCTACTATGCTAGCCCCGCCGTCGATTATCTTACTCACTACCTCAGCCTTTCTATCGGCCCACGATGGAACGATAGGGCTAGGGTTGCACGTCGCACAAAGGATATTCCAAGATGCAAGCCGATACCCGACAACGCCTGCATTAGCATTGAAGCTAATTGACAATAAAAATGATAGCAGTAATATATTCTTAATCATAACGCTCTCCTTAGTTGTTTTAAAATTCGCCTAGCTTATTGGTTCTTTTAAATGTTGCATTTGAAAGATCAGTTTCGCCAGATTCCGCTAGTATAGCGCCAACAGGAAAACTTTGCGATGGATTTGAATTGGATAAGTCCTCGACTACTACGCTTTGCAAGTACGACTCTGCATCAGCTATAGTGGCAAACCACTCGTCTCCATAAACCGCTGCAAATGCCCCTGTGGATAAATGCAATATAATATGGACGCCGATTCTTGAGGTAGCCCCTGGTATAGCAGTTACAACTCCAGCGGGTGCATAGTTTCCCACCTGTATCTCAGTCTCTGCCGTTGGTAGAAAAGCGCTTGGTGTAATGTAATTAAATGATCCTGCTATACCCGTGTTTAACTCGGGTACAATAAGAGTGTTGGGGTCTGCATAGCTGTTATTGTAATTTATACCAAACTTAAAAACGGTTCCAGCTAAAACCTTCAGATTTAGTGTTCCTGCGTTCGAAGCGAGCCTAAGTCCCGCTAAACGAATCTCACCCAACGCGATGGATAGTTCGTGTAATGCGGTGCCTGTTTGCTGCAATGGCTGGTGTATAGTTCTAAGTCCAATGATAACGCCGCCTTGAAAGAACGTTTCTGCTATATATAAACGAGTGCGTAGCTGCTCATTAGTGGGGTCAGCGGTATCTTGATTTAGAGCTCCGAGCGCGTCGAAGTACCAATATGTTCTTAGTCCGGCAGAAATCACAGCTTCATCAGTAATGTCGGTCCAAGTTATTTCTGCATATGTTGGGTTTTCAGCGTCTGTATTGTCCAAGATAGACCCCATGCCAGCGGTCACGTCTACAGAGTCGCCAGCAACATTAAGCGATATTATACCGCCATATAGAAAGCCAGTATTTCTTGCGCTCAGTAAAGCCCTGTCAATGTCCACCACTAACGCCTGAACATCTGCACCCCCCAGCACATCCAATCCGGCGTCATCGATAGATACGTCCGCCCCAGAAAGTTCGGATATATCAACGCCATCAACTAACGCCAGCGCGGCCAAGTTAATATCTCCTGAAGTTATGGTTAAGTCGCCATCAGAGCTAAATGAAACTCGCTCTATTGCGTTTGTTTTAAATGCAATAGAGCCGGTTGCATAGTTGTTTTGAAAAATAAGATCGTCTGTAGACTGGTATCCAAAAAAACCTTTTTTTGAATCTAATGAATCCCTAAATGAAAATTGTGTATTTATGCCACTTCCAGCGGTATCACTGTCCACTAGATCTAGTTTAGATGCCGCCCCAAAAGCACTAAGTACAGCGCCGTCCCATGTTAGATTGGGGTCGCCCTCTATGACTGTCGAGCTAGTCCAGACTGCGATCTGATTGTTTATCGGAGTTCCAGATATTGATGCGCCGGTGCCGGTCGGTAGATTGCCAACGTCGAACTTCTTCAATGCATTGGCAGCATCAAAGCCGATCAAGTAATCACCGGTTGCAGGGACAGCCTCTTCCGCAATGTCTCCAGCCGCAATGTCTTGTGGTACGCCGGTCGCCGCATTATTTCGACCCTTGATAGTCCACGCAGTGGCATCCTGCAACTTCGCATTGGTTATTGATCCATCTGGGATTGTGTCTGGGTTAATCTGAACCTGAGAAAATACCGGCATAGAAAAAGCCAGAACAACAAAGGTTAACGATATTTTAATACTGTTCATAGTCTACTACCATTCGGTTTTGATCGTTTAATGACGGTGTAAATCCAAGCGTCACAGTGCGCACCGCAAATGTGAAGTCTGTTTGTCTTTGTCCGTTTATGTATACTGCCATATTATCATTAGAGATGGTTCCCCCGCCTGGGATTGTCGCCTCTGTATCACCATTAGCCATTGTTAATGCGTTTGTATAAACTGGGTGCGCAGTGCCACTAACTGCGGTCTTTTGAATTACGCCTATCGGGAGCGGAGTACTGCTGATAAGAGCCGCATTAGTTCCTTGCGCGGTTATCTTAACGTAGCCTTGTCTAATTGGCCTTAACCCAATGGTGCCGCCAAAGTCTATATCTAAAGCAAGCCAGCACCTCGTCAAACCCGAAGCTAGAAGCTGATTAGTTTGCAATAATGTAAATTCTATTAGAATGGAATCGGTATCCACGACACTAACCGTCGGCTGGACTAATGCGCCTTGTGATGTTTCTAGCGGAAATGCTTTGCAGACAAGTGTACCGGCACTGAAGTCGCCCTGATTCTTTAGAACTAACGCCTCATTACGCCCGCCATGGATAATGTGCTTGTCGGGATCCCATGAAGTGGAGTTAATATGGCTGTCTTCATATAAAGTTTCTTGGCTCATAGCGAGTAATCCCCTGCGAACTTATTTCGCGTTGTTATGTCAAGCGTGTTTAAGTTGCCATCGTTTTGAGTTGATGTAGTAGCGTTAGACGGCCCATAGAAAAAACTGTCTTGATCTGACCCGTCTTCCAAAACTAGCAAAGTAAGATATCGCCTGTCACTTCTGAAAAATCGTATCAACCTCTTAAGTTGATCTAGATTAGCAGATTCAATAGGTACGCTCTTTTGCATGAATGTTGACTCATTGATCTCAAATGATTGCTGATTCGACTGCTCGAACTGCAACTCATTGCCCAATCTCAATTGCGACCCGTAAACGTAACAAGTCCCGCTATCTTGCGCTATATCGTCACCACCAAAAAAGGGAGGGTACATGCTAAGCCTAACCTCTTGGCCGTCATTGTTCTCCAAATAAGGAAACGTGATTGACACCTTTATCGATGAAAGTCCGCCGATTGATGAAAGCTTAATGTATATGAAATTGTCAATCTGAGAAGCTGTACCGATTACGCTGCCGTCTGAATTTGTTGCTACGGCCTCACAGCCTACAACACTAAGCCCGCCGATATAAAAATGCGTAACGTCTGGCGCTGGGGTATCCACTAAATCCAACTCATAAGCAAAGTATAAATACTTGGAAATGTCTGGATTATCAGGATGCCCTCCACTAAATACAGGGAGCCCCTCTGGGAACGAAACTCCAGTTGCTGTGTATAAGAAGTTCATCACGCCAGCGTTCGCGCCAAGAATGTCGGTAACGTCATTGTCGGTATCGTAATCTCTAAACATTGTTAGAGTGCCTTTGTGCTCAGACGTTAATAGCTTGTAATTGACCATTCTTGACATAATACACCCCCGACACTATCGTTGTCTTGCTATCTGTTTGATCTGTTATAGATTCGCTCACAAAAGAACCCTCTGGTAATCCACTGTTTGTTAGATTGAATTCCTGATTGGGTTCCATAGCCCACTGCTTATTAGTTGCAATGAATGAGCACTCATAAGCAAGCAGCGAGTGCTTATCTAGCTTTCTGGAGACCCTGAACGCTGTGTTGCTGTCACTTATTGGCGCTTTTATGGTTCTTTCTTCGGACTTGATGAAATTACCGGCGGTTCTAGTGATAGTCTTGCCTGCTGTTCTCCACTTCACGACGTCTTGCTGAATTATATGGTTCGGCTCATATATAACGTCATAACGCTTGTACCTTGCTCTTCGAGCGCCTATCCTTACCTTGCCGTCTATTTCTTGGCTAACGTCAATAACGTGATCATATATAGAGAATGTTGGCACTATTCTATCATCGATATAGATTTTAGAGTCTCTAACGATATTAACGGCATCAAAGCCAAACAGTATTTCATCTAAAGCTTGCCTAGCTGTCAATTGATCGCCGTAAAATAGAGAGGGGTATTTAACTGAAAGCTCGCTATAGATGCCGCCAAGCTCGACCCCGACCCTAGCCAGAATGGCCTCAAGATAGACAAAAAAGTCATCTCCGATAACCAATAGCTGCGAGGACGCCGTAGGCTGTCCATCAAAGTTTGCTAGTAATATTTTCGGCTCTCCGGCAACAAATAACCACGACTTACTTCCCGCCGCTTTTTTAGTGTCAAAATCGGCCTGATCTGCCGCTTGAGTTACTTCTATGCCATCATCTCTAACGGGCGCACCCACGAGGTTCCCTTTGTCGTACTCATCGCCGCCAAGAGGCTTTAGCGGGTAATTATTAATTACCCCGTAACCCAGAACGCGCGCGACTTTGGGTCGTGGAGTTATGCCCGATTGATCCGCATAAAGAAACGTTACTTTTATTTCGTCGGTGCCGTTACCGAAAACAACCTCATTGCCAGTCGGCGTTAGCTCGTTCGGGCTTGTCATGTCTGACGATAGTGTAATAGTTGTGGCGTCCAGCGGATCCCATGTGTAGACACCGCCGATTTCTTTATCAGCTGGAGGGCTGAATGATATATTTGCTGGTAAAACATCGGGCTCTGTTACGCTTTCAGGCCACATCTTTAAACCCTCTATATAAACCCTATTGCGGCCAACAGCGCCGTCAGGGATCATGTACCCGTTTGGCCTTGTGCTATTTATTGTAAACGTAATAGATGTTGCGCCAGCCAAATTATCCCATTCTATAACCGAGTTTTCAGCGGGTAGCCCCTCCGTGCTATTAGGAAAACCTGTTACTAAATCGCCAGTCGACACTAGCCTGATCCTGTCTGGAGCGACCGAGTAGGCGGTTACTGTGCCGTATATCTGGCGCATAGTCCACTTCAGCACGTCTACACCATTCGGGAATCCCAGAGTAACAACCTTTGAGGTTGGCGCGAGATCGGCAACAGTCACCGTTATTGCCCCGCCTAGTGTGCTCGTCAGTATATTATCTGTAGTCTGTTCGAAGTTATAGCTACTAAATTCGTTACCACCTGCAACTGACGATAAATCTAACTCTACGCGCCCAACAGCTTCACCAAAAACTATTTCAAGATCATCAGATACTATTTCAGCTGTAACGCCTATATCATCTGCACTCTGAACCTCCGTTGGACTGACAACGGTAAAATCAAAGTCAGTGCCTTGAGTAACTCCAATAGAAATATCCTCTTCATCTAGAAGATTTTCATCAAGCAGGCTGAGTCCAGACTCAAGCGCTATTATGTAGTCCTTACCGTCAAACGTTACTGATTCAACAAAGCCGGTGAATAATGATACTTTGTTGTTGTAGTAAACGTATTGCTCCGTGCCAAGGTTTTTATTTATAACCCCAAAAACACTAATCGTAAACGGCTCACCTTTCAGTAGCAAAAGAGACGAATCACCAGGATATATTCTTATTGCCGCAAAACTATCACGAACGCTAACGCTGAAGGGCTTACCAACAGATTGTTGATAGCTAAGCTTTGAGGCAATCTGAGCTATTGCGTCACAAAAAAAACTAGAAGTGTTGCTGTAAATCACATCGCCAGACTCAAAATCAAAACCATATTCTGATTGCTGATTAGACAGCATTCCGCGAGCCGTTACGTTCTCGAAACTATCCTCGGGAGGTAGTGGAACTTTGGATACAGTCATTACCGCCCTGCACTCGCAATAGCAAGGTCAACTAGTGGAGCTTTTCGCTGATTGTCGGTTATTATCTGATCCATTTTATCAATGAGCTCTGCTTGTTGTCGTTGTTGTTCTTGCTGCTGGTTATTATTGCTCTGATTGCCGCCTTGCACAACCGCTAAATTATTTCGGGCCTCAATGAGTCGACGCGCCGCCGCTTCTGTCGAGCCTTGAACCCCTGTTATGCCCCCTTGAATCAATCTTAGAGCTCTATTCGCATCAGCACCAAGA